TGGATTGGAATGATTATCAACCCACTACCAAGTATATGTTTCATCATGCAACACCATATCTAGACAAGATAAATAATATACACGCTATAGAAAGAACTCTTTACTCTGAATACCTTGGTCTTGCAGGTAGAGTTGATTGCATAGCGGAATATGAAGGTGAATTAGCGGTAATAGATTTTAAAACTTCTAATAAAATTAAACCAGAAGCATGGTTAGAAAATTATTTCGTTCAAGAAATGTTTTATGCTAGTGCTTACTATGAGTTGACTGGTATCCCTGTGACTAAGTTGATTACTTTAATGGTTACTCCTGACGGAGAAGTAAAAGTATTTGACAAAAGGAATAAGGGGGATTATATTAAGCTATTAGTTCGTTACATTAAAGAATTTGTCACTCACAATACTGGGTCAAAACATGAAGAATGAAATTGAAAAGGCTTTCGAGGATAAGTTTTACTGCCCCGCAAAGTTCGCACAAGAAATAGAACAGATGGTGCAAATGCACGAGGATATGAATTATATTGATGCAATTGTATCATTCTGCGAAATTAATTCCATAGATGTTCAATCAGTTCCTAAATTGATATCAAAACCCCTAAAAGAAAAGATTAAATATGAAGCACAAGAACTTAATTTTTTAAAGAAAACTTCTAGAGCAAAACTTATATTTTAAATGATGGCCTTTGATGCATACCGTTGTTATTTGTCATTAAAAAATCACTTCACAAAAGACCACTATGATTATCACAAGTATGGTGGCAAGACAAGAGCAACCAAAGAAGCCTTTTATAAAAGGAAGGATCGTTTTTGGTTTGAAAAATTTGCTAGACAAAAATCGGATAAGGAAGTAGAAGATTTTTTTGTATCAAATTTTGTATCTTGCTCTGATCCTGAGAGCATGTGGATTGGAGAGATGATTAAAGATGGGGAAGGTAGATATATTGATTGGAAGAAGAAGGTTGAATCCTTGTCATATGTTTTTAAAGAAGAATCCGAAAATTTATTTCAAGAGAATGAAGTAGATAAAGTCTTTGATTGCAGTCAAGGTCATCCAATTGTTCTTAAAAAATTTCTAGGTGGTAACATAAGCCTTGAAACTTTAGTAATCTATGATAGAATATTAGGGTATGGAAGTAACTTTGATAAAAAGTTAAAAGACCCAGTGTGGGAAACCGTCAGTAGACGGGTTAGGAAATATACTCCTTTCCTAAATATTGATGTATTCCGTTATAAAAAAATCCTAAAGGAGGTTGTCATTCAGGAATGAGTTTTTTTGATTCCGACATAGTAAGATCAGAAATGGTTGAAATTAATGAACTTCAAGAAGATGTTTATGAAAATTTCATGAAATTTCCTTATATGAATAATGCTGATAGAGCACATCATATAGATCAACTAAGTAAGCTAATTGAGAAACAAAAGATTGTTTATGCAAGATTGAGTTTGTCTGATGATCCTGATGCCAAAGAAATGAAGGAAAAAATTATGGAGTCTGCTAAATCTATGGGTCTTCCTGCCGACGTTGATGTCGGAAGAATGTTTGATCAGATGTCTGAAGTAATCGGTATGATGAAAAAGGAAACATCTTGACACTTTATATTATGAGTTCTATTATAATAGAATACACACAAGCCAAATCTAATTAATCCGAGGTAATCCGAATGTCTTTCGCAAGTCTAAAGAAGCAGTCAAACTTAGGTTCATTAACTGCTAAGTTAGTCAAAGAAGTAGAAAAAGTAAACAACTCTAGTGGTGGTGGAGATGAACGTCTCTGGAAACCAGAACTAGATAAATCAGGTAACGGTTATGCTGTTATCAGATTCTTACCAGCACCAGATAAGGAAGAAATTCCATGGGCAAAGTTATACACACATGCCTTTCAAGGGCCTGGTGGTTGGTATATCGAAAACTCTTTAACCACAGTAGGTGGTAAAGATCCAGTCTCTGACTATAACAGAGAACTATGGAACAGTGGAAATGAATCAGACAAAGATGTAGTTCGTAAACAGAAACGTAAGTTATCTTACTACAGCAACATCTATGTTGTTAAAGATCCTACCAACCCTGCTAACGAGGGTAAAGTATTCTTATTTAAGTATGGTAAAAAAATATTTGATAAGATTATGGAAGCAATGCAACCAGAGTTTGAGGATGAATCACCAATCAATCCTTTTGATTTCTGGCAAGGTGCAAACTTCAAATTGAAGATCGTTAAGAAGGATGGTTTCTGGAACTATGACAAGTCAGAGTTCGATTCAGTTGCACCACTTCTTGATGACGATGACGCATTAGAAGCGATATGGAAGAAAGAGTATTCTCTTGCTGCTGTTACTGCTGCAGATCAGTTCAAGAGTTACGAAGATCTTGAAAGAAGATTGAAGTATGTGTTAGGAAAGAAACCTGCACAACAACGTTACATCCCTGATGAAGAGTTAGAGGATGAGAGCGAAGGTCTTAATTCACGTTCAGTTGCTGAAGAGACAGTAAACAGAGCTGTTTCTACACCAACTCCATCTACAACTGTAGATAAAGATGAAGATGATGCTCTTTCATATTTTCAAAAATTAGCAGAGAGTTAAGTGAGATATAATCAGATCTGTTTAACTCTATTAGTTATAGCAGCGTATATTAACTTACTCAAATAGTCTGATATTATCAGCACGTTTCAAGGATTCACTCACATACTGAGTGGATCCTTCTTTGTATATCATCATCTCTTCTAGATCATCAAAGACAACATTTAAATATATTGGTTTAATTAAAAATATTCTTCTCTTTTCATTATTAACTTTTTGCTCATATTCATAATTAGTAACTGCTTTTGATACAGGATTTACTGTTACTTGCTCACTAGTTAATGGTTCATGATAGCTTACACTTTGTGCAGCACTAACTCTAACACCCTTTGGAAATATAATAACACCAGTGCTATCTTTTACCTCATTAGACTCGTAGTGATGAATCTCATCTAATTTTGCGAGTGTTCCATACTTATCTAAAACATAATTCTCAAATGCTATTTGAGATAAAGGCCATTCATTTTGCACATTAATAATATTGTTTGATAATAACACAACCCAATCTAAATTAGCATCACCATATATTTCAAAAGCAACATTATCTGGTCTATCGTCACCTTTGACACTATACTTTTCAAAGACAGTTAGATCTTGAAATAAATCATCTCTTAACTTTGCTTTTTTAAAAAAGTTTTTTACTTGTGTATAGTTTGAAATAAATCGACCATCTTTAGTGCGGTTAACATATTCAAAATCTGGTATGTTGCGAAAATAATTTTTAGCCATGTTAGAAACCTATAGATTCATCTCTGTCTTGATCAAGTGCGGTGTAATTATCATGATAGATTGGTTCTAGTTCTTGGAAACCAAACTGTAATTCATATGCAACCATGGATGAGTTTTCATAAGTTGCATAGTTACCATCAGGAGTATAGTTAACACTGAAGGTTGTGAGTGCACACTCTTTTATTTTAGGCAACCAACTATGTTCTCTATTTCCAGCAGTCAACCATCGCAATGCATATGTATTTGGAGATTTTAAAAACAATTGACTTGGTGTTCTCTTTACTGCCATTGATTGTTTAAACATTCTAATTATTTTCTTTACCATTTCTGCTTCTTCATAATCTCTAGGGCTCATTCTATATGTAAATGAGAATGGTCTCAATGCAGGAGACCCAAAAAGTAATTCCATATTTGGATTGACAACCTGACCAGTTTTTCTTGTTAATATATTACCACCTGTTGCTGACTTAGCAAGCACGGCAGCTACTGCTGTTTTCACATCTTTGGAATTCATTCCAATTTGATCCGCAACATCTTTCAAACTATTTCCTAAAGCACCTATTGGATCAGCTTCCTGTGAACTATCAAAGAAAGCATTCGCAGCAGCAAGTTGGCCTGGATTCATTGTGTCTTGTGTCCAACCAACACTATTTTGATCAGAAACTCCACCTGGCACTGGTAAAAAAACACTTCCTAAAACTCTAGATTTATATCCTTGTCTAGTATTATCACGTTCATTTATTTTCAAACCATCAATTGGTCTTGGTTTATATTCTAGAACCGATATTTGTAATTTATCTTGATTGAGATTTGCTTTTAACGCCACTGGATAATAATAAGTATAACGTGACTGATATTTTTGTCTAGGTTTAGTTGCCACTTCATCTGATAGTTGTTTAATATTTGTTCTATTTGCTCCAGTTGCATCTTCTGAGGCATTACCTTGATTGTTCGATCCTTGACTTCTACTTATTTCTCTTATAGCTCCCTCTTGTGTTGATAGACCACTACCTTTACCATAACCAAGAGTTCTAAAATATTTTGCGATTGCGTTCGCACTTATGTTATTTACTTGTGAATTAAAATTACTTTTTCTATCATTCAAATCTGCCCAACTTGCATCTGGTAACACATAACCTAAAGTTGTGTCAGCATCGTCTTGATATTTTCTCTCCCATACACCACGAGCACCAGGCCCTCTTGTTGCTGCAGTAGTCCACGTTGCGTTAACACCACCACCTGTTACGTTACCATCTATAGCTACACGATCTACTTGTAAATTAGTTGTAAAAGAACCAGGCACTGCTCTTCCATTAGCATCTAATCTCCATGTATTATTGGATCTATATGCTATCTGATACTTAGTTGCGTCATCCTTAGTGTATGTTCTTATCCAACTAGGACTATTAGCAGAGGTGCTCATTTACAGGGTTTTTATTTATTTAGTGATAAACTTTGCATAAGGTATTGCAAGTAGGTCATCCAACTCATTATAATTGACCACATATAGTTGACCTGTGAGTTCTTCCCATGTGTAATTTCGAGATGATTGCCAGTGAAAATTGATTCCTCTAAATCCCCAAGAGAATATATCTGTAACTGCCACTAGAGGATGTTGATCATATTGAACGCTAGGAGTCTTTGCATTGTATACAAAAGTATAATATTTTCCTACATCGGGAACAGGTGTCACAGTATCTTTAAGTAGATTCATAATTTCCAACATCATATCTTCTGGATCATTATGATCTTGGTTTATAGTGTTGTCTTCAAGTCTACTCATTTGATACCTAACTCATCTTCAGTGATTATCTTAAATTGAATCATACGATCCTCACAGAACTCAACTGCTGCCTTCCATTTTGCTTGATTCACAGCATAGGTCTGACACTCATAGAGATATGATTTTGTCATTCTCTTTCTTTTCTTAGGTGGTTGAGTTTGTTTTTTTGGTTTGACCTCGACCACATAGTTTTTAATCTTATTATTTTTTTCTTTTACTTTGATTATATAATCAGGAAAATAACGATGCACACGTTTATCAATTGGTGACATATAAGGTATGGAAAACTCCTCTGATGCCCATGATATTATGTTCTCATTCTTATCACACCATACACAGAATCGTCTCTCCCAACTACTTCTACAGATAATATTGTTCGGATTGCCCTGATATTTCTCTGGTCCCTCT